ATAATATCTCCGATAAATGGTGCCGCTGAGAAGATTCGAACTCCTGACCCATTGATTACAAATCAATTGCTCTACCAACTGAGCTACAGCGGCACATCATCTACTTGGTTGGGGCAAACCTACGTTGTGGTTTATAACCCTTTGGCCAAGTGGGTTGGCGATTAGCAAGTGTCTTAACTCGCTCTGACAGTTCGTCGTTTTTAACCGACATTTCAGCGTTGACAAATTGCATTGCCTTCACTTCGTTTTCTAGTTCCCGGCACCGTGCCTCAAAGAACCCTTCTACTCTATCCATCAACTGGACTCCTCTATGAGTTTCAATAGTCTTATCTTATACTGTTCTTGATCAATTGTCAAGAACCTTTCGTAATTATTCATCAGATTATCTAAATCAATCCATATGATATCATCCTCTAATTGTTTATTCCAATCTGGTCCAAAGTTGACCAGCTCATCTAGTATGATCACTGTCTCTAAAGACACGCGACCACCTAGAAACTCTCTCATTAATTTAGGGTGCTGTCCATTCGTTACTGTGAACAAATCCTCAAACGCTTCTACAAGAGGTTTCATCTCTACCTCAAACAGATCAAAGAAACCCTGACGTTTCAGTTTCCATGACTCGTAGTTCTCATCATTGAAGTTGGCAATATACCCCTTCTTGTCTTTGATGAAATTTGATACAAAGTAGTTCTGGATTTCTTGTTCTGTCTTGTACTTGCGAGCCAATCTAACGAAGAACGATCTGTCCTTACGTTTATAGAAGGTGTCTCTCTTGATACGAGTCTTGCCCCTGTATGTTACAAAGTCATAGTCACCCTTACCAAAGTGTGCCTTCATAGCACAGTACATTAGATAAACGTCAATCGGTTCCATTACAGATACGCTTTGATACCCAATCAGTTAAAATGCAGGGGATTACCCCGTGAATAATTAGAACAATAGCCATCACCCACGCATGAGCAAGGTGCATAAAATAGTTAGTGTTGTTTTCCTTGAGATGTTTCATACTGGAAGCTGTGCCTGTCGAGGAAGAAAGTTTAGTTCCCGTGCGTTTGCTTCAATCTTCTCTTTGAGACTCTTGGAAATAAGACGACCCACTGTATCGGGTTCAATCTCTTGTCGATGGCAATAGTCAAGGACTGCTTCCATATGAGTGATATTCTTTTCGTTTGCAAGTCTTTCGATTTCCATTGAAAAGGTCTTTGCAGTATTCAGTGCCATGAAGGTACTCCATTAAAATAAAAGTTGAGGGGCTAACCGTGGGCCCCTCGCGGATGTATTACGGCATCACCCGTAGTGGTATTAGTTAGTTATCTAAACACCCAGTGCGAGCGAACGATTACCAGCAGCAACCACAGAACGTGATGCAGTACCCAAACGGTACTTGCTGTAGGTCTGTCCATCAAACGAGCTGACCCGCTTGTTGAGGTACACAGGGTATCCCTGCATACGAAGGGAACTAATCAGTGCGCGAGCGTTCTTGACGCCATATCGTGCGCTAATCTGCTTCGCAGTAAGTTCAGTACCGTTTTCGAGAGCGGCAATAACCTTAGTTGCCTTCGTAGTCGTAGTCGTAGTCATGTAGTATTCATCCTTTCAAGATGATGACAATATCAGTATTGACATTGTTTATAGAGTATAACATAATAATAGTTAAATGTCAATACCCTTTCAAGGTGGTAGGTTATTCTGTTGCCAAGGAACCTACCGAAACTCCTGCACACTTACTGCTTACGCAGCGAGTGCCAATGGTGCAAAGTTATCGTTTGCATTTACTAAATTGACCAATAACGCAGTCATCCGACAATTCTCCACTCATCTATTCCAGCCTGTCGATCCTATTTCGCCCCCCTCAGAAACACACGAATAAGTAATGGTCCAAATCTATAACTTTTATAAGGATTTCCACTATTTAATCTAAATTCGCCCCATTGAAAAGGAGTTCCTTTAAACCAACTAATCCAGTGCCAATCCCAATTCATTATATCCTCATGTGTTTATGGTGGAGGCGGCGGGTACTGCCCCCGCGTCCAGTCTAGCGTTTGAATTGTTTCATCACTATATAATATATATTATACCACAATATTATAACAATGTAAACTTATAAATAGATATGAGCGAATTATATTTTTAAATTGAACTTAAGCATGGACGACTCAGATTAAAAAGAGGTGACCATGATAGATCCAGTATCAGCACTAGCGACTGCTTCTGCTGCATTCGGTGTTTTGAAAAAAGGATTTGCCGTAGGGCGTGATATAGAGTCGATGGCCGGCGATTTAGGTCGCTGGATGAATGCTATGTCTGATTTATCAGAAGCTGAAAAGCAAGCAAAAAATCCGCCACTATTTAAAAAACTAGCCTTTAAAGGTTCAGTTGAAGAAGAAGCTATGCATGCATTTGCTGCTAAAAAGAAAGCGGACGATATGCGTTATGAGCTTAAGCAATGGATTAGTATGACATTAGGTATTACACATTGGGATGAATTAGTTCGAATGGAAGGGCAAATTCGTAAGCAACGGCAAGAAACAATTTACAAGCAAGCGCAAAGAAGAAGAAAATTTATCGAAGCCGCTGCTATTATACTAGGAATTGTTGTCATATCAATTCTTTTCATTGGTGTAATATGGTTTATTATGGCAGCTAGAAACGGTACTTTATGAAGTGGTATGTTCTTATAGGCAATGGCCTATTGATTTTATTTTTCATATTATTTTTATCATTTGCTGCATTTATGGGTATAGCTAATGCTGAAGGTAGAATGTATAAGCCAACTGAAAAAGATAAGATATACACTACATGTAGATTATCAAAAAGAAAAGTAGTTAAAGATCAAATGATATGTATATACATTGGTGCCAATGGTACTAATGAAACTATATTTAATGAAAAGTATGAGGCATGTCCTAGAACAATACAGTGTATATATGAACCAAACAAATCTCTTCCTAGTATTAATGAGATGATGAATAGCTTAGAAAAGTCATTAAAAGGTCGTTAATATGACACATGTTTTTTTATTAATGGTCTATCTTGGCACTGGTGATTTTCGAAAGCCAATCAGTCAAGATATGTATTTTAGAGACCTAAATAGCTGTAACTGGTATGCATCTAAAATTGTCAAAACATATGGTAACTATAGCTATTCGCAGTTTATCGATGCTAGAGATAGAGTTACGGCATATTGTATACCAAAATATGTTGATGCAAGTGATTTTGCGGTGAACCTTTATGATTGATATTTCTGATATAATTAAGATGAAAGTTAATACGATACGAAAACAACGCGATCTTCTAAATCATGTAGGAGACTTAGAAGATCGAATTGATGATATTAAACTTAGAATTTATAAAATGAAAATAGAACTAGGGCATACAGTTGACACTGAGCCTAGTAAGCCTTCACCTTTATCTAATCCTTATTCGAATCGTGTACATAAAGCTGAATTAAAGCATAATGTAAGATCTTCAGAAGGTCTTTCCGAGCGTCTTCTCGCGAGCCTTTCTTCCCATAACGGTTAGAATACTTATCAACATTACCCATACAAAAGCCAGTACCGTGGCCGCGGTCAATAATCACCTCAGTTGATTGAAATTGATTTGATGAATAGTGGCCATTATAAGTGGCATCAATATAATTTTTAAATTCTGCAATAAGATTAGCTTCATTGAATTTATACTGAATTTGATCAATATTAAGCATAGGTTCTTTTTTCATTTATTTTTCCCATCTATAAAATATATGTGCACCAACTCTTATAGTGCGAGTCTTAGTTGATGCCCAATCTGGTTTCACATAATAAGCATGATAGTGTGTAGCACCATAAGTGATATCTTCAAACCATCCACTATAAATTTTAAATGCCATTGCTTGAGTTAGCTCATACAACTGTTTATCTGCAGTAGGTATAACTTCAGCCTTTCCATCACAATACCATGAGAACTGGCATCTATTTCTCTTTGGAACGTATTTACCAGTCTTCCATGACTTAACCATTATAGCTTGATGAACTACTTCACAAACAGTATTAGGATATCTATCGTCAGCAACTCTATTCATAACAACATTGCCAACAGACAATAGACCACGGAAAGACTGATTGCGAGATTCCCAGTACATGTTTTGCGCAAGACACTCAACTTCTTCGGCTATATCAGTTTCAGCAAAGGCAGAATTACCTGTAATAAATCCACCAATGAAAGCTGCAGTGCAACCAATAGCTAAGAGATGCTTAAGCATGATGTGTCACCAAGTAATCTGTCCAACAATCCTGATACACTTTAAGAACTTTTGATAAGTGCTTTACAACTTTTGGATTGTAAAAACCGTCTGTACGACCGGTCTCTTCGAGTAACATTACAGGAACTACACGAAGACCACGTTCGATTGATTCACGCTGCTTTTCACGTGAAAGTGCTTTGATGTTGCGCTTTAGTGTGGATGGTGAAACTGGCTTAGACATTTTGTTTTCCTCTTTTCATTTTATAGATATATTATACCATAGAAATGCAGCTTTGTACACCATAAAATGCATTTTAATTGAAAAAAGATTTGTTTAGTTACAGGCACTTACGTTTTTTTTATCCACTAACATATATTCCATCTTTAGGTCTATATGGTCTTTTTTGATGATGAATCTTAGCAAGAAGTGTACGTATGTCATCATTAATTTTTTTTTCTTTTCTACTAGAGAAAGAAAGGTGTCTTAATGCTTCTTCTATTAATGCTATGTCTTTTGGATTTAATTTAAAATTAGGATTGTATTTCAATAAAATTCTCCATAATAGGAAATATTTTTGACAACACTTTACCACACTCGACTGCAACTTCTCTGTGTTTTTTTTGTGTTTCTATTCCAGTTCTTAGCTCAATGTAGTGTAGCCATGATCTAATAGTACCGTTCATATAAATTCGTGATTCCATCAAACCTTCTGGCAATACTGCTCTAGCTTGTTCTTTAGCAATGCCATTATCAATAGCCCACTTATAAGCATTCTTTGAAGCAAGTTGAACTTCAGATTGTTGCTTTAACCATTCTAGCATTAAATCGACATCTTTCGTTTCAATGCTATTTTGTCTATTCTTTTGATCTTGCATTCTAGCTTCTTTAAAACTAAAATTTAAATCTTCGGTAGGATCTGCATATCTTTGAGAAAACTCTT